CTTTTTCTTTTCCTACCACCTTTTTGTTTTTTATATTCTTTTAATTCTTCTTCTGATACTGGAATAGCAAATTGAGGATATTTAAATTGTTCGCAACCCATTATTAATTGAGTTTGACATATTGGACACTTATCTTTTCTTTTATTTGAAATTGAAGTTGAATATTCTGGCATTTCAATATTTGGTGCATCACATGCGTTTAAAATACAACCACGATGAAATATATGTCCATTAGGACATACTATAATAGCGTCATTACAATTTTCGTTACATTTTTCAGAAACACCAGGACCATCGATATTATTTAATAAATCACTGCAAATAACACATTCTGGAAATTCACTTTCTCTTTCAGGAACAACAGCAGCACGAACATTATTATCAATTTCGACTTGTCTGGCTATTTGCTGTTGTCTTTGTCTTTTTATTCGATTTGGTTCATTATTGAATATTGGTTTATTTTCTGCGTTAATTCGACAATTTAGAAAAATATTAGAATGACGGCGTACGCTTCTAACATCCCAATTTGATATATTTTGATTAAATGACCTACATCCTTTAAACATATTACTCATATTTATAACATTTTTAACATCCCAATTTGATATATTTTGATTAAATGACCTACAATCTTCAAACATATTACTCATATCTTCAACATTTTTAACATCCCAATTTAAAGGTTGATTAAATGAAGTACATCCTTTAAATATAGAAGGCATAGATATCTTGTCAATCCAATCAATATCTGCGTTTAAAGTAAAATTTAATGCTTGATTAAATGATTTACAATCCTCAAACATAGATTCCATAAATACAACACTTATGACATCCCAATTTAATTGTTCATTAAATGAAGTACATTTTTTAAACATAAAACTCATATCTATAACGTTTCTGACATCCCAATTTAATTGTTGATTAAATGAACTACATTCATCAAACATACCTTGCATATATCTAACATTTCTAACATCCCAATTTAATGGTTGATTAAATGCGCTACAACTAGAAAACATAAATGCCATATTTTTTACCATTATAACATTCCAATTTAATGGTTGATTAAATACTGTACAAAAAGTAAACATACTTTTCAAACTTATTGTATTCTCAACATTTAAATTGAAGTTTATTGGTTGATTAAGTTTTATACAAGCATAAAACATAGAAGTCATATTTGTAACATTACTAACATTCCAATTTAATTGTTGATTGAATGAAAGACATCTATAAAACATTTTCTCCATATTTTTAACATTTTCAACATTCCAATTTAAAGGTTTATTGAATGAAGCACAACCTTCAAACATTTTCTCCATATTTTCAACATTTTCTACATTCCAATTTTCTATGGATTCATTGAATTTAGTATAATCTTTAAATAAACCAGACATATCTGTTACTTGTATTACATTCCACGTTCCGATTGGTTTATTTCTTAAATCTTCCGGTAACCTCTGTTTGTTTTTTATATAGTTCTTTACTAAACTCTTTATATTATCATTTGTAATAATTGTTTCCATTATATATATATTCTAAATATTATTAAAAATGATATAAAAATAAGAAATTAGATACATAATAAATTATGTATCTAATACAACTACTACAATAATATATTGTGAAATATATTCTATATCAATAGTTTCTAATTTATAATAATCAAATGAATTACAATATAATATGTTAGTTACATTAGAGTCGCATTTATGAAGACAATTGTCTGAATGATCATTATGATTTAGTTCAACTAGGTTACAAACTTCTCCAATATGTTGGTTTTTACATTTATCATAAGCTTTATCTAAAGATGTCATAATACATATAACAGAATAATCTGTTGGAGCATATTGATACATAACCATATAAACTTGATTTAGCGACATTTAATTACTTATATTATGTTATTTTAGAAGTATAATATAAGTAACTCAATTTTTTTTAAAAATATATATAATATATAATGGCAACTCCAGTTTGGTTTAATAATCCAATGATATTATTTAATAAAGAAAATATTTTACAATTATGGCCTACACAGGAAATGATATTTGAAGCAAAATTAAACGCAATTAGTAGATTAATTATATTGATGACATTAATCGGTTTTTTATTTACAAGAAATATAAGCATGTTAATGATAGGAATACTAACATTAGCAATAATATTTACACTTTATAGATTAAGAAAGGAGAAACTTGTTAGTTCATTGATTAAGAAAGAAGGGTTTACTAACAAATCTAAAAATAGTTCAAAAACACTGAATCCAATTACATTAGAAAGTGTATTACGAAGTGATTTCCATCCAACAACTAAACTAAATCCATTTGGAAATGTATTATTAACCGATATTATGGATACACCTGAACGAAAATCAGCAGCACCTAGTTTTAATCCAGATGTTTATGAAGATATTGATAAGGCTGTTAAAAAACAAACACAAATGTTGAATCCTGGAATCATTAATACTAACAAACAATTATATGGTGATTTATATGAGAATTATACTTTAGACAAAAGTTTGATGCGATTTTACAGTACACCCAATTCGAAAATAGAAAATGATCAAGGTGCTTATTCTAAATGGCTTTACTCCGAAATGCCATCAGGAAAGAGTTCTGGTATTGATGGAATTATAGGAAGAACTCAACATACATGGCAATGGATTAATCCTTAGAGCATCATTCGTAACAATTTATTTTTTCTTTTCGTCTATTGTATACCCATAGTTCATACTTGTAACCTAAATTCTCTGCTTCTTGTTTTTTAAGTGCTAATATATGTTTATCTCGTATATAAAACCATTCCCCTTTTACTTCAATACAACGATTTTGTGTTGGTATAAATATATCAACATAATGTCGATGTTTAATCCCATCATCAGTAGTATACCATATTAAAGGAACATTTTTACAACCAACAATTATATCATTTTCATTAATTAATTCTATATTAATTAATTCATCTAATGCTATATTTTCATATCCTTGTATTTTTTCAATTCTTCCAGATGGAAATGTATAATTTTTAAACTTAATTCCGGTTGTAAATGTTTTATGTGCTATATCTGTATTTTGAATACAATATTCGACACCATATTTTTGTAAATTTGTCTTTTTAATTTTTTCTTTTATTTCATTAGATTGAAAACCATTTTCAAATCCAAAGATATCTAAATTAGTTTGTTTTCTTACCTCTTTTGCGTTTATTCTACTGCAATCCATACATAAAGTTCTTAACTTAACTAATTTACAAAATTCTCTTACAATTAATTTTGAGCAATTGTTATTTGTACACATAAATTCTAATTTGTAATTAGCAGATATTCGTTCATTTGAATAATCTTTGTTAAGTTTTATGTTTGTATTTTCTTGTAAAAATAATTTCAAATACTCATGAGTATATTTAGTAACTTTATTGCAAGTGTATTTAAATTCATTACATAGCATTACATTTTCAACTCCATATTTTAAAACATTAGTTTCTTTACGTTTATTTTTCGCATTGTTATAAGTACAATCTCTACAATATCCATTTGTTTTAATTAATTCGTAAAATTTTTTGTTAAAAATATCAATACAATTATTTGTAATACAATTTCCAAACACAATTGTATTTTTATTTACATATATATTATCATAATTATTTAGTAATGTTATGCTATTTTCCTTACAAAATGCTAAAAGACTTTCATTGGAATATTTTAGGGGCTTCATCCTATATATATTATAAATATGTTATTTTTAAGCCATTTAAAGATATATTAATATATTAATAAAATGGAGCAATCTTTAGACACAAAATTTTATTGTTCTGATTGTGATTATAAATGTTTATATCCAGCACATTGGAAACAACATATTGAAAACAAAAAACATATAAATAAAGGAATACGAAAACCAAGAAGTGACAAAATTCTTGAACCAAAATGTGAGTTATGTCACTTTATAACTAACAATTTAACAAATATGAAAACACACAAACTAACAAAACATTCATCAACAGAACAAAGAAAAATGGAATTTAAGTTTTATTGCGAAAAATGCGATTTTGGAACATTTGGAGAATTATTATATACCAGACATTTAGAAACAAAAAAACATATTAATTAAAATAAATAAAAAATATTATTGTGATATTATATATAAAATGGCTTACGTATCAGATTTTACATTTAATGGTTTAAGTAGACTGGGAAACGATAGTTGTTGTATCGATCAAAATTCGATTCAAAACTCATCTGCTTGTAGTTACGTGCTTCAAAATTATTTTGCCCAAGATTGTAGTATGAGTGATGCGAAACGTCTAGCAACTACTCAGCCAGGTATTATATATTCTGGTGGATTTGGTTTAGGAGCAGGTGGTTGTAATGTAGACGATAGTTCAAAATTATTGATAGGAGGTATTCAGACAAATCCCAAAGCAAGAATAGATTTATTTGGACGTCCATTTGCGACTGTTCCATTTTTAGGCAGAGGATCAGTAGATCCAATTTTAGAAGCACAAATGCAACAGGGAGAAGCAATAACGAACAAACGCAGTGTAACTCGTTTAATGGAAAAAAGTCATTTGAAATACCATACAACACCATTAATTCCAGAAGTAAAACAAAATATACAAAATCCGAGTCAAATGATTGAAGGAATGGCGTCAGAAGGCTGGATTAGAGGAGGTGTTCCATCAAGAGAACTAACAAGAGATCGAGACTTTTATACAACTCATACAGCTGGACAATCAGCACCTTAAATATATATATTTAATTTATTTTATTTATTTAATATATATATATATATATATGTTCACAGATTGGAGATCTAGAAATAGAGATTGGAATAGAAATTGGAATATTAATGCAAAAGGTAGAAGAAATAGAAGAAATCCCTTTGATGATCCTGATTATTTACATGATACTAATATTATGGGTGCTAGAGCAGATGAAAGTGATCGTAATTGGGAACCAGATACAACCAGCAGAAATAGACACGTATTAAATTTTGAACATAGACCAGATATGGGATCATATTATCACGATTCAAATATATGTGGATCAACATTACATTCGTTAGCAGGTATGTTAGAACAATATGCGTATAATGGTGATATTAATGGCGGATTAGACCAATTAGATAGATGTATTTATGCTAGAGAAGATGACTTAAGCCGTTTTGATCCAAGTAATGCTGGTTATCGTTCGCATCAACTAGTAATAAATATATTGAAAAATTTGCGTAATTTATATAATAATTTATTTAACTATACTTTGGATGAACTTAAAACAGTTAGTATTAAATATAAAGGAAATAAATTTACTATGTATATAAATAATCGTTATCATTATGAAAATAAAAATTTCTATAATAAAAAATCAAATCAATATGCTGAAAGAGAAGAAGGATTTGGAAATAATAGTTATAGAGAAGATGATCATGAAGAAGACGATGAAGATGACTGGTATGAAGGTGAAGATACATATAGAAGAAGAAATGAAAATGTATTTGGCCGAATAATGAATTATGGAGATGAAATGGAAATAGAACCAACTGGAACAGGTAATCCCATTTATGCTCCTGTAAATGAGAGAGGAGATAAATATAAACCAGACCCCAATGAAATGATGCGGTTTACAGATAATCCGTTGTATGAAAATTATATTTTAAATCAAGAACAAAAATATAGACAAGAACACAAGTTAAGAAAAGAAGAAGAAGAATATCAAAGATCTAAAAGAAGAGATTATATTCCCGATGATGATTATAATTCTGGCTATAGTAATTTAAAAAGAGGACGATCTGATTATAATACATCTAGTAGACATTCAGGGAAAGATTATAATTATGATCGTAATACATCTAGTAGAGATTCAGGAAGAGATTATAATTATGATCGTAACACATCTAGTAGACATTCAGGGAAAGATTATAATTATGATCGTAACACATCTAGTAGAGATTCAGGAAGAGATTATAATTATGATCGTAATACATCTAGTAGAGATTCAGGAAGAGATTATAATTATGATCGTAATACATCTAGTAGAGATTCAGGGCGAGATCGTAATTATGATCGTAATACATCTAGTAGAGATTTAGGGCGAGATCGTAATTATGATCGTAATACATCTAGTAAATGGAGTAGAGGTGGTAGAAAAAATAAAACTAAATCTTTTAAAAAGTCAACAAAA